CGTTGGACACGATAGATAATAATCGCATCTTCAAGCAGTTCTTTCTGCTTGTATACTTTAAAAATTGTTTCTAATAGACTGTTACCAAACGGATAGTTGTTATCTAGCCCTTCGCTCATTGATAGATGAACAACATGTTCTGCATCGATTGCAGTTTCATTTGCATCTTGACTCCAACGGCTTGTGCTTTGATCAGGAGTTCTACCTGTCATATATTTGTTGTCAAGTGTTTGGTATCCAGGATTGTTACCGCCTGGACCGTAAACTTGATTTGTATTGATTTTTGTTGCACTTAATCCTTCAAAGGCAATGTTAAGATCTTTTACAATATATTGCTCAGGACGTTTGCCTTCCGATTCGTTAACGATAATTTTTGTTACATTAGCAGGATCTACATGATACCATTTTTGTGTTTCAGGATCTCTAATAAAAAATTGGTCGCCAAACTTAAATGCATTTCTTATAACACGGAACATGCGTTTTTCAAATTCTTGTATCTTGCACCATTGTTTTAGATACTGACCAAGAATTTGTACTTCGCTTTTTGTTGCACCTTTGTTAAACTCAATATTAAAAGGTGTGTTGTTTTGTTTGTTCTTTTGTGTGCAAAATTCTGCTAGGATGTCTAGTGCAGCATTAACTTCAGAGTCATTATCCATTGTGTTATATTGACCATAACGCTCAACACGATTTGGTGATCCGACATAAACATCAGGAAGGTGAGATGAATAGTTTGCTGCTGCTGGTCCCATTCCTTGACCTTGTGTAAAACTAAATGGACTGAAGTTACCGGTAGGATTGGCACTCGTTGCTACTGGTGTAAAATATTTTTTCCAACTCATCTACCTAAACTCCTATACAGGTTAGTACTGCCTTTTGTATTTCTTGCAATGCCTTTTTCGACACTTAGCCCTTCACTTAGCAAATGCACAGCCATTTTCATATTGTTATTTAACTGATCTATCTTCTGAATTAACTGAGTCTGGTCCGTACTTGAACCTTGCCTTTCGTAGAACGCATCTAGAAGTTGTCCTGCTTCTGTATTCCTAGGCACAACTGCTTCATTACCGTGCAATATTGCATGAGTTCCTCTACCAAAATCTCGGAACCCATTTGTTCCAGTGGCAAATTCAGGAAAGGAAGGACTATTAGGATAAAGTGCCATGATACTCTGACGTAATGCATCAGGATCGGTCATAAGAGCATCTAAATTAAGTGCGTCTGAGACAGGATCAGTTACTAAGTTTAAAAATTTAGCAAAATTTCCAGAAATAACACTGCCATTGTCAATTGATCGTTGAACTTGTTCTGCACGTATAGTTTGTATTAAACTTTGTAATTCGTTCTTGTCAAGTTGTTCGCCTGACATAAAGCGAGTCATAGCATCATCACGTTGCGTGTCTGTCATCTTAGCACCTGGGATAAATGACTTTGCATATTGACCTAAAGATTTTAGAATTTGCATCATGCCTGCTTCAATTGAGATTGTCATCTCTTGAATTAATCTATCAATATAACTAGCAAAATCTTCGGTAGCCTCCATGCCTAGTAAATCTCTTACAGCGTTAATTTGGGTATTAATAAATGTTTGCATTTTGGTTTGTAAATCAGTAAGTGTTGTGTTCATCCACTCTTGAAACGTTTGGCCCCCTGGTGCAAATCCAAATGTATCTGCTATTGTATCCATTACAGTAATGATAGTGTTATTAATAGCATTCATGGTATTTGAAATACTTGTCCAAGTACTGTCAAACCATTCACGAAGTGTTTGTCCTTGTCCAAAACCTAGTGCATCTCTAAAGTAATTAACAGTACTATTCATTGTCGTTGTTACAGTGTCTATCATATTACTTATAGTTGCTAACGTATTGTCAAACCATTGTGTTAGACTTGTTTGGCCGCTTGTGCCTATAAATCCCTTTATATCGTTGTACAATGTAGTTATTTTAGATAATATACCGTCTGGACCGTTAAATGCATTCTCAATTGCTGTTACTTGAGTAGTAACAAATACCTTTATATCGTCGTACAATGTAGTTACTTTAGATAACACACCGTCTGGACCGTTAAATGCATTCTGAATTGCTGTTAATTGAGTAGTAAGCCAATCTGATACTGTTGTACCTTGTGGCATTCCTAGTATTTTAGATAAATGGGTATCAACAGTGTTAAACGCATTTGTTATACTATCAGTAATTGCTTTTCCAAATTCAGTACCCGAAAAGAAGCCTGCTATGCTTTGTTTGATACTATCAAACATACCACCACTTCTTGACTGTTCTCCATTTGGCCCTTGCTGAAGTTCTCCAAATGCAAAATCCATTATATTTGCAAACGTGTCTCTAAGAAGTGTTTTAAGTCCTTCAATAATTGTTAACTTACCGTCTTGATCTGTAAAAATACTTTCTAAATAATTAGCAAACTCTACAAGTTTTTCTTGAAGGTATCCTAATGCATCTCTTGCTTCTCCTGAATTTAAAAAATCGTTAAATCTTCTCAACCCTCTAGTAACAAATCCTTGTGGACCAAAAATTGCATTTAAAAAATCTTTTACAGTGTTTGTTACTGTGCTAAGACCGCCTGCTGCACCTGGAGAAAAGAAATTTTTCAAAGCGTCTCCAAACTCTCCAAACACTTCAAGTAATCCGCCTCTGCCGTCAGTACCGTCTACAATTTCAAAGAATGCCCTAACAACTGATTTTCTCACGTCAGTTATTGCTTGTTCAAAGTTTCCTAGTGCAGATGTTAATCTATTCCTGCGTCCCTGTTCTTCTTCACTAAGTCCTGCATCTATTCCTCTGATACTGTTGAATTGGTATGCATAGTCTGCAACACTTGCAAGTGCAGCAACAACACCGTTACTACTGTTTTGCATTGATGTAAGTTGTGCAGGGCCATACTGTTGCGAAAATCTTTCTAGCGTAGGACCAAATCTGTTTTGCAAAGTTGAAATAACATCAGATAGTTCTTCTTCACCTGTAAAAACTCGTTGCATATAAGTTTCAATGCCAGGCATAGCCTGTACTAAAGCCTTGCCTAAATCAGTTTGTGCAACGCCATCCATTAGGTCTTGGAAGCCATCACTGAAACCCGGAAGTCTTGTGTCAAAGAACGTCAACGCACCACGCAAGTTGTTTCGTTCATTTTCATTTAATCGATTCAACTGATTTCTAATTCTAGCTTCAGTCATTTGCTGTGCCATTCTATCAGCAAGTTGTCTGCGTTCTTCACCTGTTAGTTTTGCTAGTCTATCAAGTTGTAAAATATAATTTGCTGCACTTGCTTGTGTTTGTCCATCAAATCTCAGTGCTTGTGACTGTCTCATTCTTTCGTTTGATAGAAAATCAATAAGTCCTTCGTTAACATCTTCAATAGTGAAACCCATTGCAAAGAATTGTCTACCTAATCCTGTTCTAAACTCTTGACTGAATGTTCCAAGAAGTTTTGCACCGTTAGTTACAGTGCCTCCAAAAAACGCTAGATTTGCAGCATTGTCTCTTACCATTTGTGCAAAATCATCAAGACTCATTGATGCTTCTGCACTTATTTTCATCATTTCAAAAATACTATTTTCAAAACTTGCACCTACTGATGCTAAACTTCTAAATTGATCAACTGTGTGATCCAAGTAGCGTGTAAGTCTTGTTACAACATTTGTACTTCCAAAGATTGCTTCAGCAAAGTCACTAGCCCGTGTGCCTCCAAACGCAAGTTCTTTAGCAAAACCTTTAAGGCCTTTGCCTGCTGCTTCTGCTGCTTTGCCTAACTTACTGACTTTGTCAGTGCCATCTTTTTGTGCTTTATTATAATTTTCTTGTATACGTGTTGCTGTATCAGGGCCGCCACCGCCACCACGTCTTTCAGTTGCTGCTAATAAAGCCTGTAAGGTGGCTTCACTTGCTACGCCGTCTCTTGGACGGGGGCCGCCTACATTACTAATTTCTACATCTTCTGCCAATGAATCATTCCAAATTAACTGCGCACATTATATTAATTCATATATATACGTGTAGTATTTATCCGGAGAAAAAATACATGCAGACAGCAACAGCAAACCCGCTGTCTAAACATTTTAGACAGCCTAAATTATATATCAAATTACCTAGTGGTGGAAATTTTTATCGTCCTGGTAGTCTTGTGCCTGAGCAAACGGGTGAATACCCTGTGTATGCTATGACAGCAAAGGATGAACTTATGTTCAAAACTCCTGATGCTTTGTTAAACGGCCAAAGCACAGTAAACGTAATTCAAAGTTGTATGCCCAATATCAAAGATGGTTGGTCAATACCTAGCATCGACATTGATGCTATATTAATTGCAATTAGAATCGCAACCTATGGCGAAGTAATGGAACTAGGTGTTAACATCAAAGAAATAGATGAAGAAAGATCATTTGAACTTGATTTGCGCACAGTTCTTGATGGACTAATTGCAAGACAGTATGATAATGTTTTTCAAATCGGCGACTTTACTTTTGAAATTGCGCCGATGGTGTACAAAAAGTTTACAGAAATTGCTTTAAAAACATTTGAAGAACAACGTTTGTTTAGAATTGTTAACGACGATAACATGAGCGAAACAGATAAAATTACTCAGTTTAATGAAGCATTTGTTAGAGTTACCGAACTTAACATTAGTAATATTCTAAACAGTATTATGTCAATACAGTTTCAGGATGAAGAACCTGTTACTAACAGAGATCATATTATAGAATTTTTTGAAAACGCCGACAAAGACATTTACACTTCTCTTATAGTTCATTTAGATGAACAAAGAGAAAAGTTTGCAATACCGCCATTCAAGGCACGTCTAAGTCCAGCGGATATCGAAAGAGGAGCACCAGAAACTATTGATGTTCCGATTACTTTCGATCAATCAAATTTTTTCGCCTAAGGATCTCAGCTCTGTCCTTAGAGGACATTCTTAAACAAGTTGAGATCCTTGACAACGAATCAAAACAAATAAAATATGATCTCTACAAATTGTCTTGGTACATGCGTGGAGGTGTTTCGGTGTCAGAACTTTACGAGATGAGTGTTGAGGACAGAGAAATCCTAGCAGGTATAGTAAAAGAAAATTTAGAAACTAGTAAAAAGACAGGACAGCCGTTTTGGTAATTAAGAAGGCTGTGAAACTTTGTAGCCTTTTTTCTTAAGCATTGCAATTGCTGTTTTTTCTTCAGGTGAAATTCTTGATGTTGCCCACTGTGGTGTAGCATCCGGTGATGCAAACTTACTACGTTTCTTAGGATCACCAGCACCAGATCTTTGAAAGCCTTGCTGTGTTACTTTCTTTAAAATCTCATCTACTTCAGGATTGCTTAGTGGTTCATTTTCATCTCTACCACCTGCTTCTCTTGACTTACCTAAAATCATATCAACATCAGTAGTAGGTAAACCTTTTTGTCTTAGAAAACCCTTGAGTTGATCAGGTTCTAGTTTTCCTTTTTTAATGCCACTACCTGCCATCCATACACTTAGATCTTTTTTGGTTTGGTTTGCATCTTTGCCTACATCAAGTTTTGCTTTTGCAGTTTTACTGCCTAATTTACTCATAGCACCAAGTCCTGCTCTTTTTAGCAATCCCATTGGTTTTTCACTTACGTTATCTTCACTAATAATCTCAAATACTTTCATAAGACAATCCTTTTTGATGTTGTTATATTTATTTATATGAATTATTTAGTATTGCTACTACGTAGCAATAAGTTTTCGCTATCGCTCAAACTATATTTGTTTTTTTATTAGTGCGAAGCACTTAGTTTCATGTAGATTAATTAGTCAGACGGAACCTTGCAGCGGTTCCATCCTCCTCGAGCTTCATGTGAGTTGCATAGCCGAGACTTGGAAGTAGGTATTTGACTTTGCTACTGGGCTCTAACCTTTCCCAACCTACGTCGACATCACGCAAAATGCGCTATCCCCCGCTTCGTTCCTAGTGCTAAGGGGTTTTCGTAGCATACAGCCTGTGGGACTTCACCAGTGTCTGATCACGTGGTTACGTGAAGCTCAAGGTGGATCGAACAATTCCGATCAAACAGTGTCCTGATGTGCCTTTAAATTTTCTCTAAGTATTTTTGAACCACCAACTCGAACGTTTATAATACCATTATAGTATTCATCTGTTTCTAAAACTCTACGTTCAAATTGTTCTCGTGCCTCTAAATATGACATTTCGCCTCTAGATTTACAAAAATAAAGTATTTCTCTTGTAAACTTGTTTTCGCCTAATTTTTCTACGTCTGCTATTAGTTTATCTGACGATCCCCAATAGTCTCGCCAATCTGATTCCTTGTAGCCTCGTCTTTTATTTTTTTTGCCTTTAAGCGGTGGTTTGGTTGTTTTAAACTTTGCTAGTTTTTTGCCTACGTATTTGCGATTGTCCGTTAAATTAGTAATAAGGTAAACAAACCCTTCGTACTCGTTTGGTATTTCTGTTACTTCTTTACCTTGATATATCCAATTCATACAGTAATTTATGTGTGCCTATGTGCTTTCTTCTCTTGTTTTGGATAGAGGATGTTTTTTTAGTGCCTGTTGGTGTATTTCTTGTATTTCTAAACGTCTTACCTTTGCTAGTTTCATAATTTGACTTAAATGTTTGCGAACTACTCGTCTTTTTGCCTCAGATGGCCTTTGTAAAAATATTTCATTGGCTTTAAAGTAAGCCAAATACTCTTTTACCAATTGATCATGTACATCGTCTTCAATCATTCTACCACTTCAATGTCGTTTTCGTATGAAGTAAAGCCATTTTCCTTTACAACCTTTAGAATATTGTTTACTCTGCCTACTAGTTCGTCTTTATGACTAATCAAATAGATGTTTTTCTGTCTTTCTCTGCCCATCTTCTTTAGTACACTCAAAGAATTCTCGACACCCTGACTGTCCATACCACTATCAATAAGTTCGTCAATGAATAATAGGTTCAGTCCTTGGTACAATGACTCCCAAACATCACGGAATGCAAAACTCATACCAAGTATTAGCCTATTGCGTTCACCTCTTGACAAGTTATCAAAGTCTAAGTCTTGGCCAAGTTGTGTTATTTCAACGGCTAAGTCGTTTTGGAATGTAACTTGATGAGGTAAGCCTAACTTATCGAGATAATTCGTAAGCCTGTTGTTTAGATATGCAAGATTTTGATCAATAATCTTCTTTCTTATGAAAGAATCTTTGTTTGTTAGTAGTTTTAACAAAAACTCTTGGTGTTCTTTGAAAGTATTCAGTTGATTTATAACTGACCAATCGATATCTTGCAGTGCTGTGTTAGTTAAATCGTCAATTTGTGCCTGATAAGGGTCTTCTTCTTGCTCTTTACTTAGCAATGTATTCTTTAAGTTATCTACGTTGTTTCTATGTTCATATGCTTCACGCATTGTATCATAAAATGTAGTAGGACGACCGTCAATATCACCAATTATACCCAATTCAACAGCGTTATCATCAAATTTATTTTTTATTTCAATGAAATATGCTCTGGCATCGGCTAGATCTTTAGTTTTAGTTGCAAGAATCTCTGCTTTCTTAGTTTCATGTAGTTCTTGACCACATGTATAACAAATAGCATCGTCTAATTCTGCAATGTCTTTAGTAACCTTTTTTACAGACTTGTCTGCACGTTGTAGTGCAGGCTCTAACGTGCTTAATTCTTTTCTAAGAGCCGTTATTTTGTTGTTTAGTTCTTGCCAATTCTGTAATTGTTCGTGATTTTCAAGTTCTTTTTCAATATCTACTTGTTCTAGTTCTTTAATACCGTTTTTTAACTTTTCAATGTCTGTTTTTTGCTTTGTTTTCCATGCAGACTGTCTAGTTCTTAGTGTATTAATACTTTGAGAGATTTTTTCATTAGAAGATTGTATTGCATTAATCTTTAATTGTTCTTCTGTAATGCTATCTTTGGTATATTTGATTTGTTCTTTAAGATTATCTGCCTTTTCTGATAAAATAGTAATACCTAGCAGTTGCTCAATGACTTCACGTTGATCATTTTGTCGCATACTTAGGAAAGGCTCGGTGTATGTGTTCAATGCAACCACGTGCTTGAACATATTGTGACTCATTTCAAGTAAACCATTAATAGAGTCTTGTGTTTTACGGCTATCGCCTTGCGATTCGTCAGTTAAATCTTGTTGTTCGTGGTCGTTTACATAAAATTTTAGTACATTAGGCGATCTTCCACGTTCAATTCGATAACTGTTTCCACCTTTTTCAAAGTTTAGTGTAACCAACATGCCCTTACTATTGGTTTTGTTAATCAAGTTATTACGCTTGATGTTTGTTAGTGCTTGGCCGTACAAGGCATAGGACAATGCATTGATTATCGTAGTTTTACCTGTACCGTTGCGTGATCCTGAATCATCACCTCCTTGGTCTAAGTTTTCACCAAGCACTAGAGTTAACTGTTCACGGTCAAAGTCAACAGCTTGGGTAACATTACCCACACTCATAAAGTTTTTTACGGTTAAATCTTTAAATTTTATCATTATAACTCTTTGTAAATGTCCAACAGCATCTTTTTATTGAAAGATTCAGAGTCAATTGCAAGAATTTCGTTGCTAACAATCTGATCCACACTCTCAAACTGTGCAATATCAAGTTCTGTTGTAATTTCTTCAATTTGTTTTTGTGGTATTAGTGTAATTTCTCTACATTTGTACTGATCTATAAATGTTTCTTTAATAAAACTTGCTTCTTCGTATGAAATAGGAAGGTCAAGTGTTACCCTCAAGTACATATTAGGTTTGATCAGTGTGTCTTTTTCGTCAATCAACTGAGATAACTTAACTGTACGAAACTTTGGACAGTCTAGCCAGTTGATATACTCTGGTTCTGCATCGTTCTCACGGTCCAGTATCATCATACCACGGTCATCATCCCAAGTATCTGCATAGTTGTGTGGGAAAGCATTACCTATGTAGTGGATCTTGCCCTGCCGTTGACGTTTGTGGAAGTGTCCGCTGAACACATACTCTTGATTCTTGAAGTGTTGTGACTTTAGTTCACCGTGATCTGGCATCTGCACCATAGCATTCATATAGAAACTAGGTAATTCAAAGTGTCCAAACAAATATTTGGCTTGTATCTTCTCTATACGGCGCCATTCATCGCCTACTAACCAAGGAACTAGTGCTACATCTTCTACAACTTGTATTTCGTTAACAACTGTTATACCTGGAATGTGTTTTGCCCATTCGGTGCTTTTAACATCACGTTTATCTTTGTAATACAAATCGTGATTGCCTGCAAACATATAAAAGTTTTCAAATGCTGCACCTAGTTTTTCTAAACTACGAATACCTGCATCCATAGTTGTTAAATTAAGACTATTTCTGTTATGATTCCAGTCACCGCAGAAAATACCAGTCTCGCAACCGTTTTCTTTTGCTGTTTCGATGTACCAGTCTATGAAGTTTTCACAATCTTGGTTATGTACTCGTGAATTACCCTTCATACCAAAGTGTATGTCAGTAAACACTGCTGCTTTTTTAAACAAATTTATACTCCGTATTGAGTTTTATTATAAGATCAAAGGAAAACAAAGTCAACTATTATTTTTTTGAGTCTTCTTCCCAACGTGCCTTAGAACGTTCGTGTTCGCCTTGGCTTTGTCTTGTGTAACTTGGGTTGAGATTGTTCATTTCTAGGATATCATCTCTAATATTTTGATTTCGTTTTTCTAAATTAATTACTCTTACAAATGAATTTGTAACTGCGGCTGTATAATAAGCAAATGGGTTTTGTGATTTTGATTCATCAAACTGCAAACCAATTTGTGATAATTGCAAAATAGCCTGACCTTTCATTTCGTCATTGTACGTGTAGCCACGCACATTTCCTCTAGTTGCATATCTTTCACACAATTTCATCCACATCATTGCTAATTTGTTTGTAGCCATACCGTGTGTTTTGTCAAAATGTCCATTTTCCATTCCACCTGTCCAATGGCTTTTGCCTACACAGACAAGTTCATCGTTTTCGTTAAACTTGTAGTGCTGAAATGGAGGAAAATTCAATTTTGTTTTAGTATCTGCAATAGTTTTAGGATTTTTCTTACGTCCTGGTTCTTCTGGAACATGATCAAACGTCATAATACGAAAAATTAGTTCATATTTGCTAATTTTACGGTAATCAACTTCGCATTCGGAGAGTTTTTTCTTGCGTCCAGCAGCTTTTTCTGCTTCATAAATTCTTTGTGTTTGTTTTTTTGCTTTGTTCTTTTTTGCCTCAGCAATTGTTCTAATGTTTACCTTTTCAATACTAGGTAAAATGATATCATAATCAGCATAACTATTATCAGTATAACTGCAAAAAGTATTTTTTGATTTGTGTATCTCGGCTAGAATGTCCTTGTTGTTTAAATAATTGACTTTTTTCATTTTTTCTCCAAGTTGATACACATATAATAATATATGTATTTAATTTTGTCAACTAAATATATGTAGGAGATTCGATTATGGGAATAGTAAGAGATAGCAAAGGGAATCCTGTTAGAGACAGTAGCGGTAATGCAGTTAGAACAGGCACTTCTCGAGGAAATTCGCCTGCACAAAGAAACAATGCACAGCCTCTTGATCCAAGAGTTGCTAGTGCTGTAAACGCAGGCGCAAATCAATTTCTTCAAACAGCATCAGGTAGAATTAAAAATCCTTTTTTAAAATCATTGTTTAATTTAGGTGCTGCTGCAATGAAAAGTGAAATGCGTAAAAGCACATCTCTTAACACTCTTACTAATAGACAAAATCAAATTAGCACACAAAGACAAAACTCGTATGGTTTATCAACTAATGTAGCAAAGTCATCTTATGCAGCCAACAGTAGATCTACTACAGATGATTGGCGTGTTAAAATTAAATTACCTAATATTTCAAGTTTTCAGACTAGTCCACAACTAAATCCTTTGGTTGTTAAAACAGACGGATACATGGTATTTCCAACATTACCGCAACTTCTTGTTACACATGGAGCAAACTATGATGTAATGAGTCCAACTCATACAAATTATGGCTATCAAATCTATCAAAACAGTCAAGTTGAAGATTTGACAATTGCTTGTGAATGGCCAGTAGAAAACGAACAAGATGGATTGTATTGGATAGCAGCAACACACTTTTTAAGAAGTGTTTCTAAAATGTTTTACGGTAGTGATGCACAAAGTAATTTAGGTGCTCCGCCGCCTGTTGTTGAATTGTCAGGATATGGCGACTTTATATTTCCAAATGTTCCGATTGTAATTAAAATGTTCTCTTTAGATCTAAATGATGGTGTTGATTATATCAAAGTACCATTGTACAATAGGTCTCAATTTGATGGAACAGCAGAAACTTACGGCGCAAGTCAAGGATATGATTATAGTTACGTTCCGACACTAAGCAGATTGTCAATTGTTGCAGGTATTGCACTAAGCAGAAATGAAGTAAGTCAGTTTAACTTAGACAGTTATGTGCAAGGCGATTATATTCAAGGTAATGGGAGATTTATCTAATGCCATATGCAAACACTAGTCCATATTCACAAACAAAATATACTAGAAACGGAGCATTAGGTATATTTTCACCTAGATTTATACCCGAAACAGAAGACGATATTTTATATACAATAGAACCTGTTTATAATTATAGACCAGACTTGCTTGCTTTTGATGTGTACGAAACACCTAAACTATGGTGGGTATTTGCACAACGTAATATGGATATTTTAAAAGATCCTGTATTTGATTTTAAAACAGGAACACAAATATATTTGCCAAAAAAATCTACATTGTTATCAGTATTAGGAGTTTAGTATGGCGATGCAGCCAAATATATTAAACCAATTTAGGAGTTGCAACTATAGATGGTCTCTTGGAGTTTTAGAACCTCAAGATTACAACGAAAGTGGTTTTTTAAATTATAAACCAAACCTTATTATTAGAGATGGCGGCATCGGTCAAAAAACTGTTTTAACAGAATTAGAAAAACAATACGGACAAGTTGAATTTTTTATGGATGATGTTGAAATAGAAGGGTTGTATAATCCAAATCCTGCAACAGGTACAACAAATAATGTAACATTTCAATTTAATGTTTACGAACCATACAGTGTTGGGTTGTTTTTACAAGCACTTGCAATTGGTGCGTTGCAAGCAGGGTATGCGAATTATATTGAAGCACCGTTTTATATTTCTGTAGATTGGATCGGACATACAGATCAAGGAGAGCATGGCAAAACGGTAAGTAGTAGAGGTTATGCAATTAAATGGGTTGATATACAATTCAGTGTAGATGCAGGAGGAGCAAATTATAGTTGCACTGCTACACCTTTCAACCATTTAAATTTACTAGACCAAATTGCTAATATGCAGACTACAACAAGTATTTCTGGTACAAGTGTTGTAGAGGTTTTACAAAAAGGTGATAATAGTTTAACTTCTAGTCTAAATAGAATAGAAGAAAAGGCAGTTAGAGAAGGCAAGAAACTTGTAGGCGATAGATATACAATTGTTTTTCCAAAAAATCCTGAAGGCGGCTTAATTAATGAAGATGATATTTTTATTCCCGAAATTGATCCTGTTCTAAATGCACCTATAGGATATTTTCAAGGAGCAGTTGATCCTGCACTTGCAAGAGCACAAAAAGATTCCTTACGCAGACAATTAGACACTGTGATTTCTAATATAGATGCACTGGATGATTTATCAGGGGTTGGAGATCGTGCAATTTCAGAAGCAGCACGAGCAAATTTAGAAAAAGAAAGACAAGAGATACAATCTCGTCTTAATGGTCCTGCTACACCTACAGTAACAGATACAGGATTAGGAATACCAGGTAGGATAGAATCTTTTAGAGCAGCTGAGCAATCTGGCAATGTTCAGTATGGAGATTTCTCAGCAGCAGATGTTACACTGTTCCAAGATGCAAATTCTAATTACATCGGAAACAGTCCTATTGTAAGAACATTTGAAGATCCTGGCAACATACGTTTTGCATTTGAAAACAGTAGTTGGGATGAAACTACAAGAACAATTAGAGATGCTCAATTTACAATTGATCCGTTGACAAGAGATTTTGTATTTCCGCAAAATACAAGTATACCGATAATAATTGAAGATGTAATTTTAACTAGTGAATGGGGAAGAAGTTTAATTGAACAATATCCTGATTCTGATGGTATGATGACATGGTTTAAAATCGATGTAAAAAACAGAATACTTGATACTATTGAAATGACAAAAAGTGGTAGATCTGCTATGGAGTTTCAGTACATTGTAATTCCTTATAAAGTACATTCTAGTGTTTTTGGTGCTCCTACAATTCAAACTAATTATTCGCAAAGGGCGTTAAATTTAGACAAAGGATATTTTTATTCTTATACTGGAAGAAATACTGATATTATTGATTTTAATTTTACAATTGATAATAGTTTTCACAAACCTTGGACTAATATACAATCAGGAGAAGATAGCGATGTACCAAATGTTACAAATAATAAAGTAACTTCAAAATCAGGTACTAACATTCCTCCTAATGCAAATGCTGGAATTAGGAATGTAGTATATCCATATACATTAGATATGGCAAATTCAGGCGGCGCGAGGATAAGCACGAACACTAGAAGAATAGCAGAACTTTTTAATAATTTAATTCTTAACAGTGATACAGAAAATGTGTCATTAGAATTAACAATTTGGGGAGATCCTTACTATATGGCAGAATCTGATGCAAGTAATTTTAGATTACCTGCTGATCAATCTAGATCATATGTTGCTGGAAATGTTCAAGCACCGTTTGTTTATGAACAAGTAGATATTCTTGTGTATTTTAGAACTGGATTTGACTATAGACAAGGACAAATGGTAATAGACTCTTTACAACAGTTTACAGGTTTATATAATATTGTTACTGTTAGAAATAGTTTTTCGAAAGGCAGATTTACACAAACACTGGAATTAGTAAGACGTCCAGGACAAGACGAACAAACACTTAATTCTATTGCAAGTTTGTTTGATGAAAATCTTTCTGGAGATTTAGCAACACAATTAATTAACCAATCGATTATAAATGTAGTAGATGACTTTAATAAAATACTTGAAAGACTACCACAAGAATATTTGAAAGTTACAGGATTGGAAAGAATAGATATACAAAAAGTTGTATCTGCAAGTGTAGATAATTTGTTCCAAAGAACAGGCGGAGAATATGGTGATTTTGTAGGATTTTTTAGAGACGTAACAACAAATGCACTTGCACCTGCAATAAATGTTCTAGGAGGAAATGTTAGCGATTTAGGAAATTTCCAACTACCAAATGAAGTTGGATCTAATGCATTAAATCAACTTCGACAGAAGGTGTTAGAAAGAGGTGCAGTAGACGGATCAGAAATTGCTCAAGATATTTTTAAGGCAAAAATGGAAGCATTAGATGGAGCAATAGAAACAGCAATAAGTGGAGCATTAGACGAAGCAGCAAATCAAGTTGCACCTGTGCTAAATGATATTGTAACAGCAGGAAAAAATGCAGCACCTGATGTGTATAATACTGCAAGAAAAATGACAAGAGGATTTTTCACATAATGATAGCACCTAAACCTATAAGAACAGAACTTGGTAGAACTAGTAGAGAAGCAGCGCAACCGCATACTCCTGGTACATATCTTGCTAAAGTTGTAAGTCATTTAGATCAAAGATTTATGGGCGCTCTTAGAGTGCAAATTATTAAGACAAGATCTAGTGCTGATGACGATTCAGATCCTGGACAAGTTGTTGATGCATTTTATGCAAGTCCGTTTTTTGGTACCACACCACTTACAGGTGCAACAGGACCAAACGATTATACTCATACACAACAAAGTTACGGATTTTGGGCAGTACCGCCAGATCCTGGATCACGTGTTCTTGTAACATTTGTCGAAGGCAGACATGACTATTGTTTTTGGTTTGCATGTGTGCCAGATGAATATATGAATTTTACTGTGCCTGCAGGTAATACTGCAACTGCTGTTACAGATCCTACAATGACACCTGGTACACTACTCGGTAAAAAATTACCAGTGGGAGAGTACAATAAAAATAGAGTAGATCCGCAAGGACAAAAACAACCAACATACTATCCTAAACCTCCAAATGATAGGATAACAGATCAATTGTTTAAAGCAGGTTTATTAGATGATGATACAAGAGGACTAACAACAAGCGGTGCAAGACGTGAAGCACCTAGTAATGTATATGGAATGAACACTCCGGGCCCACTTTATAAAGGTCCTGGTGCTCCTAGAGTAGATAAAGGTGTTGCAGGTGCTACAGCATCTATGTTCTCAAGTAGGATAGGCGGCCATAGTATTGTTATGGACGACGGCGATGAAAAAATACTACGTAGAGGTCCTGCACGTGAAACACCATCTGAATATGTGCCTTTAGAACAAAACGAAGGTGGCGGTAATTATGAAATACCTGCAAATGAACTGTTTAGAATTCGTACTCGCACAGGACATCAAATTTTATTACATAACAGTGAAGATTTAATTTACATAGGAAACGCAGGAGGCACTGCATGGATTGAACTTACAGCAAATGGAAAAATTGACATTTATTCTCATGATAGTGTAAGTATACACTCTGAAAACGATTTAAATTTTGTTGCTGATAGAGACATTAATTTAACTGCCTATGAAGATATGAATATCATAGTTGGTAAAGAATTAAGAATAGATGCTGGAGATCAAATAGGACTAACAAGTGGTGCAAAAATTGCAGCAAATGCTGAAGAAGGTATTAGTTTATCTGCTGGTACGTTTTTAGCAGGATATGCACCTGATAATGTAAGTTTTATTTCCCAAAACACAGCAGACTTTTTAGCAGAATCTACAGTTAATATCGGATCAGCCGCAGGAGAAGTTGCGATTGAAGGTTGTTCTTATGTTAAAATTGCAACTGACGGTGATTTCCATACAAAAGCATTGGGAACAATTTTTATGCAAAGTGATGAATCTAGCATTAATTTGTTAGCAAAACTTTCAACAAAAATTACTGCTGATAATACTGTAGAAATTAAAAGCACAGGTGCTGCAATGAAACTTTATTCCGCAGCAACAATGAGTTTAAAAGCAGACGGAGCAAATATACAAGCAACAGGAACTAATATTCATCTTAACACAGCAGGAAGTCCTGCAGATACTGCTAGTAATGCACAAGCAGCAACACTTCCTGCTGTACCTGATCCTGCGCTGCCTGAAAGTCCTGCAAGAGCAAAACAAGCCGCAAGACAACCAATGCACGAACCTTGGTATCAGCACGAAAATCTAAATCCAACGGAATATACTCCAGAAAAAACAAGAGCAGGTCAACAGCAAATTGATACATTTGTTGATGCTGTGCCTGATACTTATTTGCCTCCACAAAATCAGCCATCGGTTGGCAGAACACAAAGTCAGCAGCGTCCACAACAAGATTTTGCAGGACCTCCTGGCGCATATACAGATCCAAATGCTAATGTACCTAGAGCACAAGGCGGAACACCAGCAGAACCTTTAACTGCTGCACCTGGGCGTATTCCTGGATTCACAGAACAAGAAACATTAATTTATCTAAATGCTCTAGGTCAAAGAGAAAGTGGAAATTCATATGACGTTGTAAACAGTATATGTTTTGCAGGAAAATACCAATTTGGACACGCTGCACTTGAAGACATGGGATATATTAGATCGGGAACATTTGCAAGAGGGTTAAGAAACTGCACTGTTATGCGTGATTCTTCATTCTGGACAGGAAGAGACGGCATTTCAAGTTTACAAGATTGGCTAGGCAGTCCAGATGTTCAAGAAGCAACAATAATTAGATACACAACACAAAATTTAAATACACTACGTAGAATTGACGCTTTGTTTGCAGGCGATAGTGTAAGTGTTATTTCAGGATTGCTAATGGCAGCACACCTTAAAGGCCCAGGAGATGTAAAAGATTGGCGAGTCGGTAATTTAGTAAATCCTGATGCATATGGAACTACAGTGCAAGCTTATTATAATTTAGGAAGGTCGACAATTTCAAATGAAACAGTATGGAGTGCATAAAAAATGTGTCAAGTTATAATACCAGCAAATGCAGTTGTGCCTCCAAGACAGTCTCCAACTGATCAAATAGCACAACAAGATAGTCAAGGTACACAAGCATTACAATGGCCACCAGGAACAATCGGCGATTTGCGAGATGGAGATCCTGTTACAGGAGTAGATGGCGGACAGGGTGGAACAGGTGGCAGTCCTCATTTTTTCAGTTATAATAATCCTAACAGAGGTGGAGTAGAACAAATTACCAATATTCCTCCAGCAGATACTCCATACGGTGCGCTTGCAAATACGCTTGTTGCCTTTAACAGACTAGACTGGACTGAAAAAGGATCTCCACCAAATCCTAATATCTATGCTTGTTATGTAACTGCTGGCAGATCAGGATATACAAGAGATTCGGGTGCAATTGATTATGCATGGTGTGCAGCATTTGTAAGTCATGTATTAGCAACCGCAGGTTTAGAAAGTTTTAACACTATGGGAAGTCAAGAATATAAGCGGTACGGACGGGCAATTGATTGGAGAGATTTGTCTAAGATTAGAAAATACGATATTGCTGTTTTAAAATCTAGAACACGTAGCGGAGGTCATGTAGGGTTTGTTTGGGCTGTAGAACCAGGAAGTTTTAAGATACAAATTGCCGGAGGCAACCAAGGCGACAATTATAAAGTTTCTAACTACTGGATTAACAATCCTGATGCAAATTTATATCTTACTGATATTCGTAGGAATTGGGACATACCTCCCAAATATGATATTGCATATCCAACAGGAGATACAGCAGTTGACACTGGCGGAATAACACAAGGGAGTGTGATATGAGTTCAATTGATAATGTTTTAACAACTTATCCTATGTCTAGTAGAGAAATCAACAGACTTATTGATAAAATTGATATGAGCACTGATATAGCAGATGACGGTTATCCTGTAGGATTGACTGATTTAGAAAAACAGCAATATGATAATATAATTGGACCTTTACAATTTTACGCTGCACAAATCGCAAGACAAGCAGAAGCAGCATTTGCTGAACAAGTAGAAGATTGGGATGCTAGAGTTGATACTAGGGTAAATGGAAGAGAGTTTATACGTAATGGATTGATGTTAAATTCTACTCCTGAAGAAGTACAAAAACTTATATCTCAAGCACTACTAGACGATTTTAATCGTCAAAAATTTGAATTAGATTTAGCGTACAGATTAGAAAGAATTTTTCCTTGGCAAAAAGAGGAAGTTACTTGGAAAAACGCAGACGCACCCATAAACTTAGGTCTAGATTGGGCTCTTGAAATGTATGACAAATACAATGCAAGATCTGATGAAGATTTTAGACGTCTTGCAATTAGACAAGCAATCAGATACTAAATATTATTATGAGTACACTAGAAAAAAATCTGTATAAAAATTTAAAGGTAAGACAAAAATCTTATCAAGTGTCTAATCCTGTAAGAAGTAAATCTTATAGAGGAGTAAGCACTACAGATCCTAACACAAAAAATTTCAACTATACAGATATTGAACTAATAAAAAGAGATATTTTAAATCATTTTCACATTAGAGTAGGTGAAAAATTAGAAAATCCTAATTTTGGTACAATTATATGGGATCTTTTATACGAGCCGTTTACACCGGATGTAGAGCAAGCAATTATTGCAAATGTAACTGAAATTGCAAATGCAGATCCTAGAGTTACATTAACAGATGTACAAGTAGATTCTTTTGAATCAGGTATACAAATACAGTTAACTTTACTATTTTTAGAGTACAATATATCTGAAGTTTTACAATACGAATTTGACCTAAATAACGAAATCTTTTAAAGTACGTGTATTATAATCCTAGATAAATATTATAAATTAATGTTAAGGAAGTGCCCATGTCTTCTATAGATAGACAAAACAGATTATTGCTTGCTGAGGATTGGACAAAGATCTATCAGAGTTTTAATAACGCAGAATTCAAATCATATGACTTTGATACATTACGTAGAACAATGATAAGTTACCTACGTAAAAATTATCCAGAAGATTTTAATGATTATATTGAAAGTTCAGAATATCTTGCAATAATTGATATGATTGCGTTTCTTGGGCAAAACCTTTCATATAGAACAGATTTAAATGCAAGAGAAAACTATTTAGAACTTGCAGAACGTAGAGAAAGTGTACTCCGTTTAGCAAGACTATTAAGTTATAATGTAACACGTAACCAAGCAGCAAACGGCTTTCTTAAAATTACAGCAGTTCAGACATCCGAAAATGTAATTGACAGTAATGGAAATAGTCTTTCAGGTAGAAGCATTTTATGGAATGATAACGTTAACAATGACTGGTTTGAACATTTTGTTAAAATATTAAATGCAGCAAACAATGTATCTAATCAATTTGGACGTCCTGTAAACAATCAAGTTATTGACGGTATTCCAACAGAGCAGTATACATTTGAAACTAATAATGGCGGTATTCCAATTTATGCGTTCAATCGTGACGTAAATGGCGAAGGTTTAGATTTTGAAGTTGTAAGCACAATTATTGACAATGGTGAATTAAAAGAAGCAACACCTAAACCTGCAGAGCCATTAAGTTACATTTATAGAGATAACGGCAGAGGACCTGGTGCATCTAGTACAGGATTCTTTATGCATTTTAGACAAGGTAGATTACAAAGAGGTGACTTTGGTGTAGACTTTCCAGTGCCTAATCAAAAAATTGACATTGATACAACAAACATTAACAATTCAGATGTTTGGCTTTTTGGATTAGATAGTTCTTCAAGAGAAACTACAGAATGGACAAAAATTGATGCTGTAGAAGGAAATAATATTGTTTACAATAGCATTTCAAAAAATATTAAAAATGTCTTCAGTGTGCTATCTAGAGCAGACGACAGAATTAGTTTAATTTTTAGTGACGGCGTTTTTGGCAATTTGCCTACCGGAACATTTAGAGTATATTATAGAACAAGTGCAAATTCAGATGTTGTTATATTGCCAACCAATATAAAAGATGTACAAGTTACTATTCCTTATATCAGTTCAACAGGTAGAACTGAAACACTTGTTCTTACATTGTCATTACAAGAAACAATTTCTAACAGTGCAAGTAGTGAAAGTACAGATAGCATTAGAAATAATGCATCTTCAACTTACTATACTCAAAACAGAATGGTAACAGGCGAAGATTACAATGTTGGTCCACTAGGTGTAAGCCAAGACATTATTAAGGTAAAATCACTAAACAGAATTGCAAGCGGTATTAGTAGAAATTATGATATTTTAGATGCTACTGGAAAATACAGTAGCACTAATCTATTTGCTACTGATGGTATTTTGTATAAAGAGTATATTGACGAAGTTACAAGCTTTGACTTTACAACACGGTCAGATATTTTACAAACAGTTTTAAACAAAATTACTCCATTGTTACAAAGTAAAAATATTAGAAACTTTTACTTAGAAAATTATAACAGACAAGATTATCGTGAATTAGGTTTAGTGTGGCACGAAGAAACAATCGATACAAACAGAACTACAGGTATGTTTGAAGATAGTAACTTAATTAGATATACAGTAGGATCATTCACTGAAGGACCGTTGCGTTTTATTGAACCTGGTGCAATGGTTAAATTTACTGCACCATCAGGTTATCATTTTATGACTAATGATGACAATAAACTTATGCTAGGTGATGCAACACATAGATATTCAACTTCATATATTTGGACAAAATGTATTAGTGTTACAAACGGTGGAAACACTGTTGATGAAACTACAGGACTAGGCGGTGTTGTTTTTAATGATGCTATACCTGACGGTGCTGTTTTAGATAGTACAATTCCTAAACTTAGCACACAATTGATTGTAGATATTCAAGGTCAAATGGTAGATCAAATTTTCTCGTACAATACTTTTGGTTTGCGGTACGATAGAGAATCTAGATCTTGGAAAGTTATTACTCAGGACAATTTAAATATCACAGGTAATTTTAGTTTAGGACAGGCCGGAGATGTAAGTAATTCACGTATTGATAGCAGTTGGTTGTTTTTGTTTGAAACTGACGGCGAAACTTATACTGTAACTTATAGAACATTGCGTTACATATTTGAAAGCGATTCAGAATTAAGATTCTATTTTGACAACAACAAAAAAATATTTGATAGTAAATCAGGTAAAATTATTAGAGATAGAGTATCAGTGCTAAACATCAACAATGATGTAAATTCTAGTACAGGAACAGAATCTTACACATTAGATTATGATTGGGAAATATCAAGTGTATATAGAGACCAAGACGGTTATATAGATAGTACTAGAGTTGAAGTTGCGTTTTTTGATAGCGACGATGATGGGGTAATTGATAATCCAGACTTGTTTACAGAAATTGTAGATTCTACAAATTATATTTTCTTAAAAGCCAAACAGCAAAATAATACAACTGTCTACAATTATGTTTCTGCAGAAAGTGAAAATATGAATGTTGTAGGGTTTAGCACAGACATTAATTTATTAACACCTAATAATCCTAAGTATTATGTAAGTGCAACAGACGAATTTTATATTTTAGACTCTGTTAATAGAACATTATCACCTTCTTATGATTATAAAGCATTTATAGGTCGTGATAGTATAAGTTTTAGATATGTACATGCAAGTGATGAAAACAGCAGGATTGATCCTAGCAGCACAAACGTAATTGATGTGTATCTAATGACACGAGCATACGATACAGCATTTAGACAATACCTAAGAAACATTGTTACAACTAAACCTTTACCATTGAGCAGTGATCAAATGGCAAGGTATTATGGCGGTGAAATTGAAAAAGTAAAATCTATAAGTGATGAAATAATTTACCATCCTGTTAAGTACAAAGTGCTATTTGGAGATAAAGCAGATATAGATTTACAAGCAGCAATTAAAGTTGTAAAATCTAAAGAACGTGTAATAAATGATAATGAATTAAAAGTTCGTATTGTGCAAGCAATGAATGAATTTTTTGCATTAGACAATTGGGACTTTGGCGAAACATTTTATTGGAGTGAATTAAGTGCATATATTATGAAGCAATTAGCACCTGATATAAACAGTATTGTAGTTGTTCCAAGACTTGCAAGTAGTTCATATGGAAGTTTACAAGAAATTAAATGTGATTCAGATGAAATATTAATAAGTGGTGCAACTGTTTCTGATATAGAAATAATTGAGGCATTAACTTCAGAAAGACTTAAAGCGTCTGGTACAGTAGTTACTCAAAGCGAATTTGTAGGAAGCGGAATACAAAGTGCAGAAGAAACTACAACAGATAATTTTATAATTGGTTCTACAGATAATACCGGAGGCTATTAATGGCATACGATAAAGAACAAAACGAAAGTGGTTTGCCTACTGATAACAACGAAAATCCAAAAGCAATTGATTTTCTGCCAAAATATTTTAGAACAGATGTAAACAAAAAGTTACTATCTAGTACCATACAGCAAATGATCAATCCAGGTGCTGTTGAA